GCTCAACAAGACCGAGCCGAAGCCAACAGCCGGTATCCCGCCGTTGCCGGATCATCTCTCGGACGAAGCCAGGGCGGAGTGGACAAGGATTGCGGCTGACCTGAACGCGATTGGCCTGCTCACCCATGTCGACCGCGCCGCACTGGCGGCCTACTGCCAGGCCTGGGCCGACTGGGTGGAAGCGGAGGAGCAGCTGCGCCGCTACGGCAAGGTGGTGAAGTCGCCTGTGAAGACGGTGACGCGGCGCTCGGGCGGCGCGGAGGTGACCGAGATCAGCGGCGGCTTTCCGATGCAGTCGCCGTTCCTGCCGATCAGGAACCGCGCACTCGAGATCATGCACAAGTTCCTCACCGAATTCGGCATGACCCCGGCCGCGCGCAGCAGGATCAGCGTGACGCGAGGCACCGATACAATTGATCCGGCACAGGCCTACTTTGGCTGATAGTTGAATGCGAGGTCCGAAACCGCCAAGAAACACGGGCAAGAGAATTTGCTGAGTCCAGCAATAAGTTGAACGCAGGACGAAGTGAGCAGAAGAAAGTTGCAAATTTCTCCAGTCTGCGCATCGCGCACACCTTCGCTACCGACGACCACGCAGCGCGACCCATGAAGGTCGTGGCGGATTCCGCCTCGGTGCCGTCATGCCACTGATCGTGACCGGGACGCGCCTCAATCCAACTAGCCGACCATTGCGACGGAACAGCACGTCCATAAAATGAGTCCCAACGTACGCAGAGCGGTCATCCCAACTGAATCCCGGTCTACCACGATGGCCCATATCATTTTCGGCTTCCGCCTCTGCCCCCTGGTTTCTTGCAACCCACTCGACCGTCGTGCTGGCCGGAAGTCGTTCGGGATGCTCGACTTGGAAGCGAATGTTACACCTCTTTGGAATAGGTCCGATTTTGTTGATACCTCTGTATGAGAGATGTTGATTGTCGTCGGACACAGCCGTGACCAGGATGTTCGGAAGCGGGTCGGTCACGGTCAGCGCTTTGGACATCGCGTTTCTCTCTGCACCAAGACTGGCGGCCTCTATGGCTGGCATCGGAAAGAAATGCTCAAAGGCGCGCGACCAGACATCGGCGGCAGTGACGTCGTCCTCCGCTGCAATGCCTTCTTCCGCGATATAGTGAAAATTTTTGATTGCATCTCGGAAGGATTTTGCCTGCTCCTCGGACAGACGATTCATGTCCTCCAGTTTGGCAACGGGGTTCTTCACCTCCATTGATTTCGCAAGCCGCGCCCGTATGCGGCTTAGCAGGAGGTGAAGAAGATCGTCGTCAGCCGACGATCGCTCTGCGGCTGTTAGGCTAATCATAGCTTCCGCGGCAAGAACTGTCAGAACGACCGATGCCGGTCGGCCATCATCCACCTTAAACTTCAGCCCGGCCCAAGTTTTCAAATAGCGAATTTGCCTCCTGACTCGGGCGCGATCCGCGTCCTCGAACTGGCCCTTGAACCACGTATAGAGCGCTTTGGGATCGCTTTCTTCCCATCCATCCTTTGTCGCAAGCATGCGAGTATCGAAATTGCTGTCCAAATGGTAGCACGGCACATCCACGTGGAAATCCTCGTCGAAGTGGATGCGGCAGCAGCGAGGCTTCGGATTGGCTACCTCGCGAACATCGTCCGCTTTCTTGGCGTAGATCAACAAGCTGTCGTGAACAAACTGCCGCAATTTTTGCGGTGTATAATTTCCGTTCGCCGGCTTCCCTTCCCAGACAAAATAGAACCCAAGGTCTATGTCAAACTCCTCTCCTTTCCGCACCGGCCGTACCTGTGTGGCAAATTTGTAAGAGCCCTGGAGCCACGTACGGATCGGATATCCCGTCTGCAACTGCATATCTGCCCGAAGATGCTCAGCCAAATTATTCCACCGGGATTGCTGTAGCTGAAACTGCTCTTCTGTCGGAGTGACCCGCCTATGCAGAGTCTCATCTTGAGAGTTGGAGCTAAAGAATAGCGAGCTTGCCACGCCCATGCTCAGGAAGTCCTTGCGAAATCGCCGTGAAAAAAAGAGGACTGTGGTGCTTCGTTTTTCAGCATCGCTCTCAGAATCGGGTTGTTGATGGATTCCCGCACCGTGCTCTCAGCCAAGCCCCTGATGGTCTTCCGCGCATCCTCATTCGCCACATCCAAGGCAAGATCTCGGACCTGTTCAGGGCTCTGGATGGTGTCCAATCTGAGATAATGCTGACCCAGTCGGTGCTTGAGAATCGAATCCGTCATCTGCTGCTGTGACGCCAACATGGCCTGGAAAAGACGCTGGCCCTTCGCCCAGCCAACAAGACCAAGGTCCTTACCCGCTGAGTGAGAAAACGAGAACTTCGACGTTGTTGTGCCTATACTCAGCACTCGGATCCGTTCGCTCGACACTTGGAAGAAATGCTCGGCCTCATGCAGGGCTACTAAATCCGGCGAGTTAGCGAAAAGGCCTCCGTCCGCAAACAATTCGTCCCCAATGCTTGCCACGGGAAAGAAAGTGGGGGCCGCAGATGTCGCCATAGCCACATCTACGACTCTCAGCTTGAGATCCCTGCTGAAATCCGGATGATGTGGCGTTTTGAAAATCTGCGGTCCGCCCTTCGTGAGATTCACAGCCGGCACTAGGCAAGGGCGTTCCAAGTCGCCCAGAGTTCGGTCACCCACGAGGCCAGTGACTGCTTCGCGCAGGGCTTTGCCGGTATACTTGGGTCCGCGTACCATGCGGAGGAGATCGCGGAGCATGGCCCGGGTCGACTTCGGAGCGGGCCGACCCGAAAAAATGGCTTCGCCCTTCTCAGCGAACGTAGTCGCCATATCCCGCGCCGGCACCCCGGCGGCGACGCCCAGCGCCAGGATTCCGCCTACCGACGTCCCTGCAATTAGGTCGAAGCAGGTACTAAGGGAGCGACCTGGGAGGGAGTCCTCCAACTCAGCCAAGATGCTTGCCGTGTACAGCCCCAGATAGCCGCCTCCACTCAGCGCCAAAATCTGAAAGGGGCGATCAGGTGCAGTGGCCTGAATCTCATCCGAATTAACCACGGCAGCTACACGGGTCCCGAATCGACTTGAGGGTGCAAATATACCACGCGGCGGTGATCTGTCCCGGATTTGTTCATCTGCAGCCATAGCTCTTCAGGAGTTAGCGACGCAGCAATCTCTACCGCATACCGTGGCTGGTACAATTGATGCCCCCGCAGTGTCGTTGGCTGATCTTATCGTGGTAGCGGCGACTCATGGCGCGCGCCGGCAGGCAAACCCGAAGCCATACCGACCTCGAACTCTTCAGTGTGACCCATGGCGCCGACACGCAAGACTCGGCGCAAGGCTACTGCGCCTCCTGACGATCCGGTTACGGCTTACGCTCGCGCCGTGGTCGAGGGCCGCGTGGTCCACGGCCCCCATGTCCGCAACGCCTGCCGCCGCCACCTGCTGGATCTGGAGGAAGCCCCCAAACGCGGCCTGACCTGGGACGTCACCGCCGCGCTGCGGGCGATCCAGTTCTTCCCCGACGTGCTGCGGCTGAACGGCGGCCAGTTCGAAGGCCGGCCGTTCGAGTTGCATCCGTCCCAGGCCTTCCGCATCGGCTCCCTGTTCGGCTGGAAGCGCGCCGATGGCACCCGCCGGTTCCGCCGCTTTTACGACGAGGAAGGCAAGGGCAACGGCAAGTCGCCCATGCTGGCCGGGATCGGCCTCTACTGCCTGCTCGCCGACGGCGAAGCCCGCGCCGAGGTCTACGCGGCCGGCTCGAAGAAGGACCAGGCCATGGTCCTGTTCCGCGACGCCGTGGCCATGGTCGACCAATCCCCCGCCCTGGCGGCGCGCCTGACCAAGTCGGGCGGTAACCCGGTGTGGAACCTCGCCGACCTGCGCACCGGCTCGTTCTTCCGGCCGATCTCCTCGGACGAAGGCCAGTCCGGCCCACGGCCGAGCGCCGCCCTGTGCGACGAGGTGCACGAGCACCGCGACGCCCGCACGATCGAACTGCTGGAACGCGGCTTCAAGTTCCGTCGCCAGCCCCTGCTGTGCATGGCCACCAATAGCGGTTCGGACCGCAATTCCGTCTGCTGGCAGGAACACGAACACGCGGTCCGCGTCGCCGCCGGCACCCGCACGCCGGATGAAGCGTTCACCTTCGTCGGCGAGGTGCTCGACGACGAGACGTTTGCCTTTGTCTGCGCCCTGGATCCTGGCGACGATCCGCTGGAAGACCCGTCCTGCTGGGTGAAGGCGAACCCGCTGCTCGGGGTGACGGTGACAGAGGACTACCTCGCCAGCGTGGTGCGCCAGGCCAAGGCCATCCCCGGCCGGCTGAACAACATTCTGCGGCTCCACTTCTGCATCTGGACCGACGCCGAGGAAGCCTGGATGAGCCGGGCGGCGCTTGAAGCGGTGCTGGACGATTTTGACCCCTCCGGACACGAGGGTGCCGATCTCTGGCTCGGGGCTGACCTCTCTGCCAGCCAGGACCTCACCGCCGTCGCCGCGGTGGTGCAGACCGGCATGGTCGACATCCGCCGCGACGACGGTACCTTGGCCCGCCTGCCGACCTACGACGCATGGGTGGAAGCCTGGACACCAAAGGATACCTTGGCAGAGCGGGCGCTGCGCGATCAGGCGCCCTACGATGTCTGGGTTGCCGGTGGCTGGCTGGTGGCCGAAAGCGGCAAGACCATCCGGCTGGATTTCGTGGCCGCCCGCATCGCCGAGATTTCTGGCGACTACCGTGTCCGCATGCTGGCCTATGACCGCTACGCCTACCGCCGGCTGGAGGAAGAACTCGACGCGCTCGGCCTGACCATCGAGCAGGTCGAACACCCGCAGGGTGGTCGCCGCCGCGCCAGGCCGTCGGACGAGGCCATCCAGGAAGCCCGCCAGCTTGGCGAGCCAGCGCCGCAGGGGCTGTGGATGCCCGGCTCGCTGCTGGAACTGGAGAACCTCATCCTTGAGCGGCGCATCCGTATCCGCCGCAGCCCGGTGGTAATCTCCGCCATCATGTCAGCGGCGATCGAGCGTGACCCGTTTGACAATCGCTGGTTCAGCAAGCGCCGCGCCGTGAACCGGATCGACCCGCTGATCGCGCTGGCCATGGCGGTCGGGGCGGCCACCGGCGGCGCTGGTGCCGCGGCTGAGATGGTATCCATTTGGGACAGGCCAGAACTGTGGGAATCTTCGCCACCCTCTTCGGCCTGAACACGGGTCCTGCCCGTGCGCGTGTGGAGCCGCACATCCTCGCTGCATCTCCCGAGAACCCCTCGACCAGCCTGGCAAATCCTACCGATTGGTTGGTCGATTGGGTGCAAGGCGGGTCCTCGGCGTTCGGGCCGCCGGTGTCGGAACGCACGGCGATGGCCTGCTCGGCGGTCTATCGCTGCGTCGCCATCTGCGCCGGCCTGATCGCCGAACTGCCGCTGAAGATCTACCGCCGCACCCCGGATGGCCGCGAGGAGGCGGCAAAACACCGCCTGGCGCCGCTGTTCAGGGTGGCGCCCTACCCCGGCCGTGCCACCACGGCGTTCAGCTGGCGGGAATCCTGGGTGGTGCACGAGATGCTGTGGGGCAACCACTACAGCATCATCCGCCGCGACGGCGCCGCCCGGGTGGTTGGCTTCGAGCCGGTGCTGCCGTGGAACGTGGAAGTGTTTCGGCGCGGCGGACGGAACCTTTATCGCTGCACCACCTGGGGTGAAGCGCTGGCAGGGGCCGACGGCCCGGACACGCCCAACGTCGAATACGTCGCCCAGGACGACATGCTGCATATCCCTGGCCTGGGGTTCAACGGCGTCGCCGGGGTCTCGCGCATCCGCGCCTTCGCCCGCAACGCGGTGTCGCTGGCGCAGCTGCTCGAGGAGCAGACCGGCACGGTGCACGAGAACGCCGCCAAGCCCTCGGGCATGGTGACACCGGGGCCGGGCCGCATCTCGCCAGAAGGCTTCTCTCGTTTCCGCGCCCAGTTCACGTCGGAGCACACCGGGCGGCGCAACGCAGGCAAGGTCATCTTCGCTGATCACGGCGCCGCCTGGCATCCGCTGCAAATGTCGCCGGAGGATCTCGGCACCATCGAATTCCGCCGCTTCCAGGTGGCGGATATCAGCCGGTTCTTCGGAGTGCCGCTGCACCTGCTGAACGAGACGGACAAATCCACCAGCTGGGGTTCCGGTCTCTCGGAACAGACATTGGCGTTCCTGATCTACACGCTGAACCCGGACCTCGGCCGGATCGAGGCGGAGCTGAACTACAAGCTGTTCAACGGGTCGGACCACTACATCGAGTTTGACCGTGATGCGATGATGGCGATGGACCCGGTGAAGGCCGCGCAGGTGGCGCAGACGGAGATCGCCAGCGGGGTGATGACGATCAATGAGCGCCGCCGGCACAAGAACCGCCCGCCGGTGGCGCATGGCGACGAACCGCTGATCAACACCACCAATATGCCGCTGGCCCGGTTGTTCGAAGCGCCGTCGGCCCAAACAGCACCCAATGCGCCAGACAGCGGCAAGTCCGCGAAGCCGAAGCCGAACACCCCATAGGAGCAGCGATGCGCCGCTATGAATCCCGTGAGGCGCGGTTCTCCAACCGCGTCCTGCTCACCTATGCCGCGGCCAATCTGCCGGAGGCGCTGGCCCTGCGCGGCGGCGCCGACGGCGCGACCGAGATTCTGCTGTATGACGAGATCGGCTGGTATGGCGTCACGGCGAAGGATTTTGTCCTCGCCCTGGCGCAGGCTGGCGACGGCCCGGTCCATCTGCGCATCAACTCGCCGGGTGGCGACGTGTTCGACGGCATGGCGATCTACAACGCCCTGCGCGCGCATCCGGCACCGGTGAGCGTTACCGTCGATGGCATCGCGGCGTCCGCGGCCTCGTTCATCGCCATGGCCGGTCAGACGATTGCGATGGCTGAGACCTCGATGCTGATGATCCACAATGCCTGGGGCCTGGTGATCGGCAATCGATTGGACATGCTCGAGACGGCGTCTGTGATGGAGAAGATCGATGGCCAGCTGGCCGCGATCTACGCCGGCCGCAGCGGCAAGCTGATCAGCGATTTTTCCGCGATGATGGACGCGGAGACCTGGTTCACCGCGACGGAAGCGCAGGCAGCCGGCCTGTGTACCGGTATCGTGCAGCCGGTCGCGGCCAGTACCCACGTCGCGGCCCAGGTAGCGCTCCGTACTCTTCCGCGCGCCGGTCTGGCGAACGCTATCGACGCTGCCGCGGCAGCAGCAGCCCGCGCCCGCCGCCTGCGCCTGGCCGAAGCAGCCTAATCCGGGCCTGACCGATCAGCCGGTCGCGACGTTGTCGTACTCACCCACTCCTTGGAGGATCAGGAACTGGCAGGCCGCCATTTCCAGCCCATGCACGTAGTGCGCCGTCAGCGGTGGCACAGCACAGCGTTCACCCGGCGCCAGCACCTGCTGCGCACGCGGGGCACGAGTTTCCACCACCAGCGTGCCGCTCAGGCAGACGAACGCGTCGGTGATCTCGGTGTGATAGTGCCAGGGCACACTCTCCCCGGCGGCGAGGGTCAGGATGCTGGCGCGCATATCTGCGCCCTCCATCCATTTCTCGTAGCCGGCGATGTTCAGTTTGAAGGCGCGGGCACGTTCCTTCATGGCGACCTCCCCTGCCGTAGGACGCCGACGATACACGGCTTCCGTCCCAGTTCGTCCTTCAATTCCCAGTTCCGCGCCTGGTAGCCGACCGGCGGCTTGCCAACCGAACGCCGGGCCCGCCCGGTTGCCCCACCCGGCCTTGGGCAAGCCGCCGCAGCGCCGCGATGGCGCCGCTTCCCGTTTTGATGGAGCCCCCCATGGCCAATAGCCGTGACCTGCGCGCCCAGCGCGCCAAGCTGATCGAAGACGCCCGCGCCATCCATGACCTGGAGATTGTCTCCGCCGAGGACATGGCGAAGTTCGACGCCATGATGGCCGAGGCCGACGCGCTCAAGGCCAAGATCGACCAGATCGAGCGCGCCGACACGCTGCTCGCCGAGAATGCCGAGGCCCTGCGCAATCGCGCCATCGCCGCCGGCGTCTCCCCCGACCAGGTGGCGGCGCGCGACGACGTGGAAATTTCCACCTTCCGCGCCTGGGTGCGCGGTGGGGTCAACGGTCTCTCCCCCGAACAGCACGAGGTCTTCGCCCGTCGCTTCCAGGCCGCGCAGAGCATCGGTACCGGCACCGCCGGTGGCTACACCGTGCCGCAGGGCTTCTATGACCAGCTCATCGACGCCGAGAAGGCCTATGGCGGCATGACCGAAGCGGCCTACGTGTTCGACACCGATACTGGCAACGCCCTGCCGGTCCCCACCGACAACGACACCACCAATGCCGGCGCCATCCTGGCGGAGAACACCCAGGTGACCGCCCAGGACGTCACCTTCGGCGTGGTCACCCTCGGCGCCTATACCTACACGTCCAAGCTGGTGCTGGTGTCCAACCAACTGCTGCAGGACAGCGCCTTCAACCTGGATGGCTTCCTCGCCGACAAGCTCGGCACCCGCATCGCCCGCATCACCAACACCCACTTCACCACCGGCACCGGTTCCTCGCAGCCGAACGGCGTGGTCACTGCGGCGCAAAACGGCACCACCTGCCCGACCGGCAACACCACCTCCATCCCGTATGACAGCCTGGTCAACCTGCAGCATTCGGTCGATCCGGCCTACCGCCGCAACGCCCGCTTCATGATGGCGGACGCGACCCTGAAAGTGCTGAAGCAGCTGAAGGACACCCAGAACCGGCCACTGTGGCTGCCCGGCCTGGCCGTGAAGGAGCCCGACACCATCCTGGGCCACCCCTACACCATCAACCAGGACATGGCGGTGCCGGCGGCGAACGCCAAGACGCTGCTGTTCGGCGATTTCTCCAAGTACTTCATCCGCCGTGTGGCGGGGGTGAGCCTGATGCGGCTGACGGAACGCTACGCCGACTACAACCAGACTGGGTTCCTGGCGTTCCAGCGCTGGGACGGCAACCTCGTGGATGCCGGCACCAACCCGCTCAAGTTCTTGGCTCAGTCGGCCACCTGATCTTGATGCCCCTCCGCACGCTCACCACCATCGTCACTCCGGCGCTCAGCCCGGATCTGGTCGACCTCGATGCCGTGAAGGACGAACTCAAGATTGCCGTGTCCGACACTGAGCACGACGCCTTCCTCGGCCGTGCCATCAGCCAGGTGTCGGCAGCCATCGCCGGCTACTGCAACCGCGTGTTCGCAGCTGAGACGGTACGGGACACGATCTTCATCGGCCTGGGGCGCGCGCAACTGCAACTCTCCCGCTTCCCGGTGATCGCGGTGTCCGCAGTCACCGTCGCCAATGGGACAGGCGGGCAGACCGCGCTGGAGGAGAATGCCGATTACCTCGTCGACGCGCCGCGCGGCTGGCTGCTCCGCCTCGGCGCCGGCGGTGTGCCGATCGACTGGTACACCACCCCCACGACCGTCACCTACCAGGCCGGCTACCAGGACATCCCCGCCGACCTGCAGCAGGCCGCGCTGCGCCTGATCGCCGCCCGCTTCCACAACCGTGGCCGTGATCCCAACCTGCGCAGCCAGAGCCAGCCTGGCCTGGGTGATCAGACCTACTGGATCGGCTCGGTCCCAGGATCGCACGGTCCGTTCCCCGACGAGGTGCTGGTGATCCTCGATGCCTATCGCGTTCCGGCGGGCCCCTGATGGCATTGTTCGGCATCGAGATCAGGAACGGCAGTGAGCGCGCCGCCATCCTGCGCTTCGAACAATTCCCGGCCTTCGCGCATGAACGCCTGCTGGCGGCGCTGTGGCGGATCGAGCGCCGGCTGGAGACGGCTGTCCGTGCCGCGCAGCCGGCAAAGACCGGACAGCTGCGCTCCCTCACCGGCGGGCGGGTCTACGACCACGGTGCCCGCATGGCGGCGGTGGTCGGGGTGCGGGCCAACAATGCCGACGATGCCTTGAAGGCCGCGGCCCTCGAATACGGTTCTGCTCGCGCCCTGATGGTTCGCGCCCACCAGGCCAAGCTGACGCATCTCTGGGGGCGGGCCATCTCCCCGATGATGGTGCAGCGCCCTGGCCACATCCGTCGGGCAAATCTCTCGGCACACCGGTTCCTTCGCGGGCCCATGGCCGCGATCCGCGCCGATGCCATCGCTGAGCTGAAGGTCGCCGTAGAGGACTCCGCTCAGGTGGTGTCACGATGAGTGGCCGCGAGCCGATTATGCAGGCGCTGTTCTCCCTGCTGACGTCCTCGATCGCTTCGACGTTCACCGGGACCACGGCGTATGGCTCGCCGGTGATCTCCGGCATTCCGAGCACGGCGGGACTGTTCGTCGGCCTGCCGGTGACCAGCGCCCGGACACCAGCCACCGCGACGATCCTCAGCGTCGACAGCCCGACCCAGGTGACGCTGTCTGAGCCAGCCATCTCCGCCGGCGGAAACGTCGCCTTCACGACCGGGTTCCGCACCGCAAGTCGGCGGCTGAAGCTGTGGACCGACGTGGTGGCACAACCTGCACTGTTCCTACGGTCTGACAGCGAGGACGTCGCGCCACGCGCTGCCAGGATGCCGCCCAGGGTGACGATGCGCTGCGAGGCCTGGATCTACAGCAAGGCAGGGACGGCACCGGATGCGGTACCCGCCGTGACGCTGAACTACATCCTCGATGCCGTCATGCGCGTGCTCGAGCCAGAGCCCGTGCGGGAAGTGCAGACGCTCGGCGGCCTGGTGCACAATTGTTGGGTCGAGGGCCAGGTTGAACTTCACACCGGCGATCTGGATGGCCAGGCAATTGCTGTGGTGCCGATCCATATTCTGGTGCCGATCCCTCAGTAGCCGTCGCGGCTCGTTGTAATGGGTGCGGGCTAAGGCACCGTGAGAGAAACAACCGAAAATCCTCGGACAACCGAAATTCCGTCGCGCATTCCGTCGGTGGTACGTACCCAAACAGCGCTCGCGGGATCGTAGTAATGCTTGCGGGTAACCCCGCCATTTGGCGTCAGTTCATATCGCTCATAGACGATGGCGTTGATCGTGCGATCCCCGATAGCGACGGCCTCGGATCCGACACGGCGCATCTTGATTGGAAATTTGTTGTAGGCGGCGTTGCCACCCCCTTGTCCCGTTCCTGACCACTGGAGCGTGAGGTCGAATGAGACCTCCGCCGCTTGGCCCGACAAGAGATTTCGCATTGCCGCGCGGACCTGCCCTTCCTCACTGGGCTCACGCAATGGTAGAGGCCAAAACCCGAGCAAGCTTCTTCGTTCGCCGAATGAGGTGTTCGTGCTGAGGCAGACCTCTGGATCGCTGGGATCTGCTCCGCGGGCTGTTGACGTGGTCTGATTGGACAGCACCACAGTGGTTCCCGGCTTTGGACACCGAAAGCCCGAGGCCCCTGATTGCGCGTGTGTAGCCGGGGCTGTCCCGACGAACAGACCGATTGTGGCGAACGCCAACGGTAGCCATGTGCGCATATGCATGTGCTTCTCCTGCACTGGGATTCCTTTGCGCCGAGATTACGAACTGCAAATCCCCTTGACCTCGGCCAGTCTAATTATTTGTAGACCAATATGACCACAAACCGGACCATTCCGCAATATTTGTTCGACAGTCGGATATCAGCGGCTCGAGACCTGTCGCTCACCTCCGGAACTGTCCATCCCGTCATTCAACAATCAATTCAGCAGCGTCGTGCTGACTCCGCATCCCTCAGATGGAGACCTCCATGCCCCAGTATGGCTTCGGCTCGGGCCTGATGTTCGGCGTCCGCTCGGACGTCGCCAACGCCACCCCCCGCTTGTTCGGCACCTTGCAGGAAGGCAGCGTCGACTTCTCCGGCGACACCAAGCAGCTATTCGGCATGGCGCAGTTCCCGGTCGACGTCGCCCGCGCCAAGATGAAGATCGAGGGTAAGGCCAAGCTCGGCCAGATCAGCGGCGCCATCTTCAACGACCTGTTCTTCGGTGAGACCAGCGGCGCCACCCTGCACCAGATCGCCTACCTGGAAGCCAAGACCATCCCGGCCACCCCCTTCCAGGTGACTGTGACCAACACCACCGGCTTTGCGGACCGCGGCGTGGTCTATGCCGCCACTGGGGTGCCGTTCATCAAGGTCGCCTCCGCCCCGGCGGTCGGTCAGAATTCGGCGACCACCAGCGAGATCTACACCTTTGCCTCTGGAGATACGTCGGTGAACGTCCTGATCAACTACGCCTACACCGCGGCTTCCGGCGGCTACTCCTTCATCATCACCAACAAGCTGATGGGCGCGACGCCGACTTTTCTGCTGGACCTGAACATGAGTTTTCGGGCCAAGCAGATGGTGTTGCGGCTGAACGCCTGTGTGTCCAGCAAGCTCGGCCTGTCGACCAAGACGGATGACTACGTCATCCCGGAATTCGACTTCGAGGCCTTCGCCGATGCCGCCGGCAATATCGGCACCTTCTCCGTGGCGGATCAGGGTTAGCCACATGGACGACATCACCTTCCGCATCGGCGGCCGCAACTGGCCGGCGCCGGCCATGCCGTTCCTGCTGCTGGAACGGGCCTGGCCGCATATCCAGGCGCTCAGCACCGCCCCCGACCTGATCGCCCAGACGGCGTTGGAACTGGAGATCGTCGCGATCAGCGTCTCGCTCAAGCCGGAACCCGCCGACCGGCCTGGGGTGACCGAACTGAAGACCGTGCTGCGCCCCGACGAGATCCGCCCGCTCAGCGCCGCGGTGGCGCAGCTGATCCGCGCCTCGATGCCGCCAGTGCCGGAGGAACTCAAGCCGGAGGAACTCAAGCCGGGGGAAGCGACGGCGGCGAGTTCACCGGCGACTTCCGCCCCATCGTCGCCGAACTCGCCGCCCGCGGCATCTGCGCCGGTGATCCCCGCGCCATAGAGCGCAGGATCACCCTGGCGGACTACTACGCCCTGCACCGGCACTGGTGCCGCTCGCCGCCAGTGGACTGGTTGGTGGCGAGCTACCTGGGCGTCGGCATGCCTGTTGCGGTCGACCAGGGCGATGTGGACGACCTGATCGCGCTGCTTGGCGGCGTGCCAGGTTTCAGTCAGCGAAATTCTTGACCGCTCCGCCGGTCGCGCCTGCGAGGACATTCCGTGGCATCGAACATCAGCGTCTCGGTCACCGCCGATGCCCGTCCCCTACAGGCGGGCCTCGACGCCGCCAAGCAGGCGGTGCGGGATTTCTCCCGGGAGGCACGCCGGGTCGGTTCCGACCTGGGTTCCGCAACCAGCGCGGCCCAGCAGGCGACAGCGGCGTTCGGCACCATGCGCGAGGGTGCTGCCGATGTTGCCCGCCAGCTGCTGATCACCGGCACCTCGGCCACACAAGGCGCCTTCGCCCAGATCCCGGAAGTCACGGGCGCGGCGCAGACGGCGGTGACCGGCCTGAGCAGTGCCGCTTCTGCCCTGCCAGGCGCCTTCCAACTGGTCGGTGCCGCCGCGGCTGCGGCAGCCGCCGGCATCGCCTTTCTGACCCTGCGGGCCAACGAAGCCAAGGTCGCCCTGCAGGGTGTGTTCGCCGCCGCCATGCTGCAGGGCCGCAACGCCGACCTTGCCAGGCTGCGTGTCGAGGCCGCGGCGCAGGCGATGACCAAGTTCGGCAATCTCTCCACCACCGAGGGGCTCAAGATCGCGGCGTCGATCGACCGCCTGCCCACCATCACGGAAGCTACCCGTGAGGCCCTGCTGCGCCTGGCCCCCGCGCTGCACGAGGCCTTCCGCGGCAGCACGGAGGGGGACGCGGCGAAGACTGCTGACGAGATCGTCAAAGTGTTCCAGAGCACCCAGGCGCTGACCCGCTTCGTGCGAGAGAACGCGCTTGTTGGGGCCAACGAGATTGCCCGCTTCAACGAGGCGCTGGCCGATCCCACCGGCGCCAAGATGCAGGAACTGGCTGTCGTCGCCCTGAACCGGCGCTGGGGGCAAAGCACCGCCAACCTGGAGGAACTGCGCACTGCCTACAGGAAGTGGGTCGATGAGTTCCTGACCAATGGGAAGGTAGATCAGGTCGGTCAGCTGCCAGACCTGTCCTTCGACGCCTTCCAGCGCCAGCGCGGCATGCTGGGCGGCTCCCTCACCCAACTCCGCCCGCCCGAAGCCCCGGTCAGCCAGGAATTGCGCGACTACCTGACGGTCGCCGGGGAGATCAAGACGGCTGAGGGGGAACTCGCGGCATTGCGCGAGCGGCGGACCGTGATCGAAGCCGCCCTGGGCCAGGCGGTAGGTGAGACCAACCGCGCGGTGCTGCAGGCACAGCTGCGCGAGATCGACCAGCAGATCCAGTTGAACCGCGCCAAGGGCGATGCCTCCTGGGAGCAGGAACAACGCGCCGCTATGGAGCGCTCCAAGGCGGCAATCCTGGACCGCGCCACGGACCACAAGAAGGCGCAGTTGGACATGCTGCGCACCGAGGCCGCGTTCTGGACCGGGGTGGCGCAACAAGCGAACCTGACCCAGGGCCAGATCAGCACCGCGCAGACCAATGCGATGAACGCGCGCCGACAGTTGCGCATGGCGGAACTGGCCGAGGCAGCCGCGGCGGCACGGACAGGCGCGCGGGATGCGGATCGGGCCGAACGGGAACGGAGCCAGGCCCTGCTCGCCGAGGCACAGACCAGGGGCCGGCTGACCACGGAAGCGATCGCGCAGCGCAAGGCGGAACTGGACGAGGAAGTTGCCGCCGAGCGCATGACGAAGGCACAGGCGTTGCAAATCCTCCAGCAATTCGTCGAGGCGCAGAAGCGGCTGCAACTCGAGGCGCTCGATGCGGCGCTGGCCCAGTTGCAGGAGGGAACCCAGGCCTATCAGCGCGTCGCGGACCAGAAGCTCGTCATCGAACAGCAGACCCAGCGCCAGTTGCAGCAGCTGCGGGCCGAGGCCTCCCGGGCGGCGATGCAGGAGGCGCAGCGCACGGCGCAAATCTATGCCCAGGCCTTCTCCGGGGTGGAGAGCACCATCAAGCGTACGTTCACGGATTTGCTCATGGGCACCACCACTTGGAACCAGGCGGCGTTGGCCGCGACGCGTTCGGTCGTGCAGGGGGTGACGGAGCTGGGCTTTCAGATGCTGTCGCGCTGGGCGGCGCTGGAACTGGCCAAGTCTTCGATCAGCAGCGCCGCCACGGCTGCCCGGGTCGCCACTGAGCAGGCGGCAGGGCAATCCGGCTGGGCCGCCTTGCTGATGTCCTGGCTGGGGATCGAGACGGCGAAGACGGCCACCACCGCTGCTGCGGCCACCACGCGGATGGCGGCGGAGCAGAGTGCCGAGAAGGCCGGCATGGTGCTGGGTGCGGCGCAACGGGTGGCTGAGGTCGAGGGCCTCGCCGGCGTGGCCGGGGCAGCGGCGTTTGCGTCCACGGCGGCGATCCCGATCGTGGGTCCGGCCATGGCGCCGGGTGCTGCGGCGGCGGCGATCGCGGCGGTGCAGGCGATGGTACCACTGGCGGCGGCGGCGCAGGGCGTGTGGAACCTGCCGGGCGACATGCCAATGCAGCTGCACAAGGGCGAGATGGTCATCCCGCAGCGCTTCGCGCAGGGCCTGCGGCAGAACCAGGGGAGCGCTGCGGATGGGGTGTTCGGTGGCGGTGGCGGTGCCGCTGGTCCAGGGCGCCCGGTCAACATCAGCATCCACGCCATCGACACGCAGACCGGGGCGGAATTCCTCATGCGCAATATCGATCGCATCGCTCGAGGCGTCGCTGGGGCGTTCCGCAATAATCCGTCGTTGCGGCCAGCCTACTGATCGGCGCCGGATATGCCGCCACCTGTCTTTCCGACTTTTCCGGGGCTGACGTTCCCGGTGCGGCGCACGCCGCTATGGTCGACCATCCAGCAAACGTCCGTCGGAGGACAGACGCCGCGCTTCGCCCTGTGGTCGTATCCACGCTATCGCTATGAGCTGACCTTCGAGGTGCTGCGCCGCTATGGCGCCTATGCCGAATTGGACAGCATCCTCGGCTTCTACCATTCGGTGGCCGGCGCCGCGGGCGTGTTCCAATACACCGACGGCACCGACAAGGCGGTCACGGCGCAGGCCTTTGGCACCGGCGACGGTGTCGCCACCGCGTTCCAGCTAGTGCGCAGTTTCGGCGGCTTCACCGAGCCGGTGTTCGCGCCCACAGGAACCCCGGCAATCACCAAGGCCGGCGTGCTGCAGACGCCGACGACGCATTACACGATCGGAGCCACCGGCCTGGTGACGTTCACCTCGGCACCCGCTGTCGGCGCCGCATTGACCTGGACGGGCTCATTCAACTGGCTCTGTCAGTTCGACGATGACGAACTCGGCCTGCGGCAGGATTTCGCCGACCGCTGGACGATCGAGACGCTGCGGTTCACCACGATCAAGCTGTAGTTATCCAC